CGTTATTTACTTTAATTGTACTTGTCATAATTATTAACTACTTTTATACCTTATTATTACAATTCCTGAACCGCCACCAAAACCTGTGCAAGAACCGGGTCCTCCTGTGGATCTTTCTCCTCCACCGCCTCCACCTCCAGTGTTAGCTGTTCCTACAGTTCCACATCTTTTATTAGGAGCTGGTCCCCCTATCGTTCCAAGTCCACCACCACCTGTTCCTCCTTGTCCTTTACAAGTTGCTCCACCTTCATAAGTTGAACCACCACCGCCACCGGCATAAGTCGTTGGAGATCCTGAAATTGAAGTCGTAGCTCCTGCACCGCCACAACCACCAGCAGTAGGAGTTCCATTAACACCAACAGCAGTTGCTCCACCGCCACCACCTTGTCCATAATCAGGAGCAGAGTGACCACACGCTCCACCATTATTTCCTTGAGGTGGACTTACCGGAGGAGTATTGCCTGCTCCACCTGGATTACCAGGACCAGTATCTCCAGAACCACCTCCTGAACCACCAGATGATGCAGGGCTAGAACTTTTTCCTCCACCCCCACCTCCTGCTGAAGTTACAGTTGAAAATATTGAATTTGAACCTGGATTTCCTGCTCCTGGTGAGCTTGGTGTACTAGCACCACCTGCTCCAACTGTTATTGGATAAGATGTTGCTGTAACTGTAATTATATTAGGTGCGCTTGGAGAACCATCTAAAGGACTTGCAGTATAAGGTGTAACCGGACTTTTAGTCTCTCTAAATCCACCAGCACCGCCACCGCCACCGTGATTTGCTCCACCTCCTCCACCACCTGCTACTACCATATATGAAATTTTGTTGTTAGCAGCACAGGCTGCTACTTTACAAACTGCAAAAGTACCTGGACCTGTGAATGTATGAATTGTATCATTTCCTGAAGTTGTAATTGTTCCACCAGTTGCAACTACAAAATCTGAACCACCTTCGGTAAATTCATTTTCGTGTACAGTTTTCCAACCAACTGTTCCATCCACATAAACAAAAGTTAAACCTTGACCTTCTGTAGTTATTATTAAATCACCATCAGCTGCACCACCATTAATTTTTTCTCCACTTGCTGGTTGAATTGTTAAAGCATTTGAATCAAAAGTTTTATTGTAATCTTGTATTGAAACTATTGCACCTGCTGAACCAGATGGCATAGTCATTGTTATAGCGCCTGATGTTGTATTAACAAAATAACCTTCACCATTTGCTGCAGTAAAATTTCCTGTTTTAGGAGTTGTCTGCCAATCAACAGTTCCTGTTCTACCAAAACCTGATTGACTAGCACCAGTTCCTAATTGTACAGTAGTTCCAGAACCACCAATTGTAAGAGTGGAACCATTTTGTTTATCTATTTCGTTTACTTCTATTTTAGACAATGACTAATACTCCTGTTACTGTAATTGTGCCAGGAACAGTTATAGGTCCAGCTAAAACTGCACTTTCAATCGTTTGCGTACCATCAATGGTTTGCGCTTGATTTTTTATAAATTCATCAGGAGCTGTTTGCCCTCCGATATATTGGATTCCATTTACTACTGCCGTCATAATTCCTCCTACGAACTAATTGTATCGATGTACGAAAGAACCACGTCCAAGCTACTAGCTGTATCAGAGACTGCTTCTAATGTATCACCACTAGCTAAAACAATTTTTGCTCCGCCTTGAATTAATTCAATAGCAGAATTTGGTGGTATGTTTACCCCTTTTGCAAGGAAGTAATCAGCTCCGCCTTTAGCAATTTTAACATCAATTGCAATAGTTGATGTTAAAATATTACAACATCTAATACCAATTACTGCATCGTAGTTTCCACCCGCTAACAGTGTAGTATCTGATGTTCCAATTGTTCTAACTAATACGTTTCTAAAATCTTGTGCCATATTTTTTTCCTATAATGCAACGGCCATTGCTAATGCAAAACCATTACTTGCTGCTCCTACTGGTGTACCTGTTGAATCTAGATAAACCGATTTACTTGCTGGTAAAGTACAGAATACATCTTTTGTACCTGCAGAAAAGTTAACAGCTGCATCTGAATTAGAACTGGAGATAACTGTAGTTCTAGTTAGATTAGCACTTGAACCATCTAATGTTCCAAGTCCAACTTCAAACTCACTTGTACCTTGATTAAAGATACAATAGTAAGTCGTGTTGTTGTTTCCTATACCTTG